CCATATCAGGACCATAGAATCCAGGTCTTTGACCATCCATTCTTGGTAAAACTCTCTGTAAAGTTGTATTACCAGGTGATTCGAATGATACTCCGCCTGCTGCTAATAATTGTCGTGCTATTTGTGATCTAGTTATTGCCATTTTATTACATTACTTGGTTTTAGGGAACAAATCAAGCGCAGGCATGATTACTTTAACATCTCGTCTAATCTCTGCTTCCGGCACATTTTTAGCCTTCCATTCGTCCTCTGATTTATATACTTCACCTGTTTTAAGGTTAGATATAGTTGTTATTATCTTTTCTGGTTTTATTGTTTGCATTACGTTGTTACCTCTCTTGGTTCTATTTCTAATATAGAAGCTATGACATGCAACTCATTTGCATCACTAGCCTGGACTTTCAAAGCCTCACCTGCCTCTAATACTAAAGGATGTGTTAACAGCTCTGTTGTAGCATTTGAAGATATAGCTTTTGTCTTAAATAAACTAAATATGTTTGACGATGCGTCCACCAACGTCACTGTTATATTAGCTCCTGATCCTGCATCTTCAGATACTAGAATGGATTTCACCACAGATGTTTTAAACGACGGCACTGTATATAGTGTCGTAAGATTTGTAGTCGTTAGATCTGCTTTTTTGTTAATAAAACTATTTGCCATTAATTTATAAAGAAGTTTTCAGCTTCCATCTCATCTTTTAATTCTTGTTGATACGTCGTATTTAATTTTTGTATAACACCGTCAAGATCTCTAACCTGTGCATCTGCTACAGATTGTTTGTAGGTCTCACTGGGTCTTGTTAATACTTGCACTATCTTTGCCATTATCGTCTACCATCCGCTTGTATATCCAATCTAAATGTTCCTAACTTCCAATCTTGAGAAGTGCTTGTGTTTTCTATCTTAACTGCTATGGCTCTGCCTCTAGCACGTGTATCTACTTTCTTTGTGCTTGATGTAATATCAAACGGTCCTAGAGATGAACTTGCTGCAGTGTCATTTGGAAAATCTCTTAAATTTAATGTTACTCTAGTTGTTCCTGTTTGTGAAACAAAATCAGGTATAAATCTTCTTATCTTCATTAAAAACTCACCATCTCCTCTAAGATCAGGCATGGAAGACGTTGTTCCTCTTTGAACTCTTTGTGTTATGTCAAAGTCTCCAGATAATATGTTAGCTGTAATAGCTGTTACTGCACCACCTTTAACTTGATCCGTTCCTGTTTCGTGTTGATAGTATGTTGATGTGCCATCCGTGTTTCCTTGCACATATGTAGATGAAGTAGCGCCTTCAACACCATCTGCATCATACTCTAACGCATGTGGACTACCAAATACAGCAGAGTCAGCCCATGCTGTTCTAGCTAATGTGCCTATTGTCCATATTGGTCTTTGTGGTGAAGAATCAAAATAATTATAACAAACCATTTTGTTAACCACAGAAGAGTTTGATGTTGGATAAAACCACATAATTTCACCAAACAAGTTATTCAAACCTGCAGATATCATTTGATTACCAGAATCTAAATTAACATTATCGTAAACAAAATCTTCTACCAAACAAGGTAATGATTCTAAAGCACCAGCATATCTAAAGAAACCATTCTCAGACATCCAGTATGCAGCACCATCTACTTCTACCGCTGCGTTCTTGCCAACCAATCCACAGTTTGTACCTACTTGCACAAATGAGAATGTAAAAGGTTGACCAACAAAACGCATTAAGAATAATGCTGTGTCTGTGTATACATAGATTGCATCTCTACCTCTAATCGCCCCCATGATCCGTGATCCGTCGGCCAGTCTCTGTGTACCAGCGTCATTGGTTGCTGTAGGTGTGTATGTGTTAATGTCCTCAACAGTAGAAAATCTAATAAACATATCGTCTTGTGTAGATTTTGTACCAATCGTTGTTTCTGTACCAAAGAATACTAAGTGTCTGTCCGGTGTAGATACAAGCATATGTCTTGATGCTGTAGGTGCACCTGAAATAATGGTTGCTCTAGAATTAGTTGCATCTGTCGCTGAAGAATCCCATTCAAACACTTCACCATCTACAATTAAACAAATAGCTTTGTCACCAAAGTTATCAATGGACCACATACCAGGATCTACTATTAAGTCTCCCGATGCTGCTTCACCCCATGCTACGAAACCAGACGTGTTTGTAACTGTGGCACCGGATGAGTGTGATGCTGCTGTAGTATTTCTTACTCCTCTCGTAACACCAGTTAAAGTGTTTGTTGATATACCTGTGTAGGATATTTCTTCTGACCCAATTTGAATAAAGTTTGTTCCAGAGCTAGGAAACTGTGATGCATCGTTTAATGTTATACTTGTTGTAGAAGCATCTATATCTCCTGATAGAACAGTTGTAAAAGCTCCAACTTCTTGTCCACCCCAAGATCCAAGAGACCAACCAAAACCTTGTGATTGTACATCTGGTCCAACTCTATAATAATGTCTAACTCTAATACCACCAGATTGTGTTGCACCAGATCCTGACTCTGCTGACGGCATTGTTATTGTAATAGTGTTTGATGTAGGCACAGTTGTAGCCATAAATCTTATGTCATCAAAATCAGATGCACCAAAGTTTGAATTTGTAATAGAGGAAAAGTTATCTAATAAAACGATGTCTCCTGCTTGTATACCATGGTCACCAGAAAAGTTTATCGTAACCGTTGCAGATCCGTTAGTCGTGCTAAATGCGTTTGATAAAGTGTTTGTAGATTTAATTGGGTGTATATCATAAAACACACCACCTGAATAAGCGTATAAAATTCTGTTTGACCCTATAATCGAGTATTTTCTGCCTGAACTATTTGTAAATTGATGCAAAGCTCTTGCTGCACCAGTAATATTATCAGCACCTAATTGTTTCCAACCACCTATTTTTTCAGGTGTTTGATATCTAAAACGAACATTATCACAATCTATCCACTGTCCTTCAGCGGTTGTGGCTGTGATTTGTTTATTAATTCCAGGTGCAAAGCCTATCTTTTGTAGCATAGATCTCCAGATTATATTAGATTGCGTTGATATTCAACGTTATTTGACTATTCCTAGCATAGGTCTTTTATCATACAAATTGGACTTTGCAAACTGTCCATCTGCATGATTATAATGCAAGAATACTTGACCACATAATTGGCCTTCAAAAGGCTCTCTCCAGTGCTCTAACTCACATCCAGAGTAAATAAGCATATCTCCTGGTTTTAGGTCTACTTTTATACCTTTGGGTGCACCAGGCTTATGTATGCCTTTATACTCGTCTATGACGTTGTCAGACCCCGTAGGATCGATAAATATAGGCCATGCATCTCCACCTAGGTTTAATGTGGTGGATATCTCACAGCTAGGTCTATCTTTGTGTCTTCTTAAGATATTACCTTTTCTATAAAGTCTTGTGTATGAATATGTTGGCACCAGTTTAAGTCCTGTCTTCTTCTGCATCACAGCTATAGTTTTAACAAGTAATGTTTCCATTAATCTATCACCGTATTTAGCGTAGGAATTAGGAACTTGTGGATCGTTAAAATTACCTACAAGTTTATTGCCAGCATGCGTTACACCATTGTTTAACATCCAGTGATCTGCTTCTGCTGATATTTGCAAATACCTATAGGCTATGTCTGCTATCTCTTTTGATATAGCACCACGAATAACTTGATATTTATTTTTCTTAAAACTCATATTTGTATAAAATTATAAGATACAGATATTCTCCAATTCTTTTCACCCTTGTCTGTATTCATGTTTATATCTACACCATGAGGTAGCCAAGATGGAAAAAAAATCATACGTCCTTCCATGGGTTCGTAAGCACAAACTCTCCATAGTTGTTCGGGTAGATTATCTACTCTTCTAGGCATATGTGTATTAGGTCCTGGTCTAGGATCTTCTAAAAATAGTTTACCTGAGTTTTTAGGGACCTTAATATAGTATACACCTGACCACATAGAATTAGGATGTGTATGTGTTTTGTTATAGCTATAGGTTGGATTGATGTTAGCCCACATATTACCAAGTCCTAGTTTACCTGTAATACCAAAGTCTGCATTACACTCATAGGCCATTTTAAATAACTCATC